TCGTCTAATGCAAATGGTGACGCCGCAACGTTTAACCCACCAATGGTAATGTTATCCGCCGAAACGTTACCTGAAACCGTGAGTACATTAGACCCGAACGTGTTTATAGTAAGGTTCGAACCAATTAACACATTTGCATTTTCCTCCGTTATGTTATTGAATGACGAACCACTACCACCTTGACCCCCTGAATCATAAATTTCACCTGTGGTGGTATTGTACGATAAAACGTTATTTTTGACCTCACTATCATAAGTTGGATCGAGTTGGATCGCGTTCACGACGAACAAATTGGATTTCGTTCCACTCGTTGATTTAAGTGTGATTTTGTTTGTAAAATCAATATTTGAAGTTATTTCAATACCAGTTGTTGCATTTGAAAACTGGACGACGTTTGTTGTCGCGTTACCTTCATCGACAACACTCGCTAACGTCGGTGTTGCCGTTTGTATACCCGAAAGTTGGGACCCGTCACCAAAAAAGTAACTTGCCTCGACGTTACCATATACATTCATTTTAAAATTTACCCCGTCTTTTACAGTTATAGCAGACTCACCTGCGTGATTTGAAGTAAACCCAATTACAAATTCATATTCAGATTGGTCGTACCCTACGTATACATTATCTTTCGCTGGATCAGATGAACCCACAAGTAATAAACCGGAATCGACTGACGCTGATGCATCACCGAGTTGAATAATTGGATCTTTAACAATGAGATTTTCGGTGTTTACGGTTGTTGTTGTACCACCTACGAGTAAATTACCTGTAATTTCTGCATCGCCTTCGACGCGTAAATCATAACCTACATAAATATTGGAAGCACTTATAGTGTTTGAACCTAAAATATTTCCATACATTCCGTTCTTGGCAACGACATTATCAGAGACAACATTACCATAAAGTGTAATTGCATTCACATTATCCCCCGAGACATTACCATTCAAAGTAATTACACTTACATTATCCCCCGAGACATTACCATAAAGTGTAATTGCATTCACATTATCCCCCGAGACATTACCATAAAGTGTAATTGCATTCACGTTATCCCCCGAGACATTACCATAAAGTGTAATTGCATTCACATTATCCCCCGAGACATTACCATTCAAAGTAATTACACTTACATTATCCCCCGAGACATTACCATTCAAAGTAATTACACTTACATTATCCCCCGAGACATTACCATAAAGTGTAATTGTATTCACGTTATCCCCCGAGACATTACCATAAAGTGTAATTGTATTCACGTTATCCCCCGAGACATTACCATTCAAAGTAATCACATTCGCAGTATTACCAACAACATTACCATTCAAAGTAATCACGTCTACATTATTACCAACAACATTACCATTCAAAGTAATCACATCTACATTATTACCAACAACATTACCATTCAAAGTAATCACATCTACATTATTACCAACAACATTACCATTCAAAGTAATCACACTTACATTATCCCCTGAGACGTTACCATAAAGTGTAATTGCATTCACATTATCCCCTGAGACGTTACCATTCAGAGTAATCACACTTACATTATCCCCTGAGACGTTACCATAAAGTGTAATCGCACTTACATTATCCCCCGAGACATTACCATTCAAAGTAATTGCATTCACATTATCCCCTACGACATTACCATTCAAAGTAATTGCCGTCAAATTACCTGATGTGAGTGTTAAGTTGTTTTGTGCGATAATATTACCAAGAACACGAAATGTAATAAGATTTGCGTCTGTATACAATACATGGTTATCCGTAACGACATTATCTGTGTACCCAAGTACTAATTCGTGTTCGTAAGCATCTTGATCATCGGGTTCGCCGTGGTGTATAAACGCGATATTATGTTCGGGGTGTCCCATAATTATACCAACATCGAGTGAATGAGACACGTTGTTATTTGCGATACCCAAAACTCGATCGTTAATGACTAAAGAGTTGGATTCAATAGTAAATGTGTTACCTAGAACCGATAAATCACCAGTGATTTCGACATTTGATGATATTGTAGTTGTATCACCGGAATATTCTATTACCGAATCGTGTAAAAACTTATCCGAACCTACTATTGGTACGAAACCTGATCTTAACCCCGAAACCTGTATATTACTTCCAACGTGAACGTTACCAGATGATATAAATCCGGTTGTTTGGTGTTTTGATTGTATGGTATTTTGTGTTGAGTTACTCCACGACGTAACCATATCCAAAGTTTGGTTATTTGCACTCAAATTTGAAGCGAGTATCTTTTTGAGTTCGTTACCCGAACTGTTGACGTAAACGTAAGTTGGCTGCGCGTAAACTTCCTCTGCGTTCGGAATATCGTTCGAACGACCAACACCTGTAACAAGAATTTTATCACCGGATTTAACAACTATACCAACGTTTTGTATTTTATCCGTGTTATTAAACGGGACTGTATTCATTAACCCACCGGGTGTGGTGTTACTCACATAAAGTATTTCACCTTTTTGAAAATTCGCGTCAAACGCCATACCAAACGTACCAAAAGTGACGACGTGTCCGTTTTCGTTTTGGTTTATAGAACCATCCATAACAATACCTATAGCAGGCATGGTTGAAGCGCTCGATGAATCCGCTTTTCTTACTTCGGGTGTATCTCCAGAACCATCGTGTATATAAACAACATTACCTTTATAAAGATCTTCACCCGCTTTTACTTCTATGGAAGTAAAGTCTATGTAATCGTCTATCCAATTTCCATCGATATAAAGTAAACTTTTATGGTCGTTTGGATCCGTTATGATGACATTAGAGAGTTGGTCGAGTTTAACACCTACATTAGACGTGAGATCGGTCGTAAACGCCGTGTGTGCGTTTGTAAACAGAACTGTATTCGAGGTTGAATTACTCGTATCTGTGACTTGTTGAAGAGTGACGTTCGAGAGAATACCACCGTCACCTTTAAAGAACCCGGATTCTGTTTCTATATTATTTGTTGCGTATACATTGTCAGCAATAACGTTACCATAAAGTGTAATCACGTCTACATTATTACCAACAACATTACCATTCAAAGTAATCACATCTACATTATTACCAACAACATTACCATTCAAAGTAATCACATCTACATTATTACCGATAACATTACCATTCAAAGTAATCACGTCTACATTATTACCAACAACATTACCATTCAAAGTAATCACATCTACATTATTACCGATAACATTACCATTCAAAGTAATCACATCTACATTATTACCAACAACATTACCATTCAAAGTAATCACATCTACATTATTACCAATAACATTACCATTCAAAGTAATCACATCTACATTATTCCCAACGACGTTACCGTTTAGTGTAATGGCTGTTAATTCACCCGATGTAAGTGTTATGTTGTTTTGTGCTATTACGTTACCGTAAACGTGTAAATCTATGACGTTCGCTGAATCGGGTGTGATTTCGGTATCTAAAGAACTGTTTAGCGTGTACCCGATCATTATTTCTTTTTCGTCGCCTCTAAAAGTTACCGTTGGACTTGCATTACTGCCGGGTTGTTTCATGATAATACCAATATCTGTAGTTGCTAATTCGTTATTGTTTGCGAGACTTATAACGGCATCTTCAAACGTTGTATTTGTAGTATCTATAGTTGTTGTCGTACCTTCGACGAGGAGGTTGCCTTTTATGTGAGCATCTTTTTGTACCGTAATATAGTCTGTTTTCGTATAATTCGATACGTTTACGTTCCCCGTAACTTCAACGACATCTGTTCCTAGTGTATCTATAATAACATTCGAACCAATCAAAGCTTTTCTCGAAGTAAATGTGTTCCCCGTAACTTCGATAACATTTGATCCTAAAGTATCTATAGTAACATTCGAACCAACGAGGACTTTTCTCGAGGTAAACGTGTTCCCCGTAACCTCGACGACGTTGGTTCCTAGTGTATCTATAGTAACATTAGAGCCAACTAAAATCTTTCTCGAGGTAAACGTATTCCCTGTAACTTCGACTACATTTGACCCCATTGTATCCATGACAAGATTCGACCCAACTAAAGCTTTTCTCGACGTATACGTATTCCCCGTAACTTCGACGACATTAGATCCTAATGTATCCATGACAAGATTAGACCCAACTAAAGCCTTTCTCGAGGTAAACGTATTCCCTGTAACTTCGACTACATTTGACCCCATTGTATCCATAACAAGATTCGACCCAACTAAAGCCTTTCTCGAGGTATACGTGTTTCCCGTAACTTCAACGACGTTGGATCCTAACGTATCTATAGTAACATTTGACCCAATTAATGCTTTTCTCGATGTAAATGTATTACCGGTCACAACTAATATATTTGAACCTATATCGTCTACGAATAAGTTCGAACCAACATCTAACGTGTGTATACCATGTGTATTTTGTATACCAACATTACCGTTCGTAATCAAAGCTGGACCATTTGCATAGTTAAACTGAACTGTTCTAGAAGCGGTCGTATTACCTTGTAAAACGATATTGTTTAAATTCAAGTTTGAAAGAAAATAACTATCACCGTGGTAAAATGCCGCACTTACGTTACCCGCGGTACTAAATGCGTTTATGGATGCAGTTGGGTGTCGTAAAAACGTATTCGAACCTAAACTTAACCCCGTTATAGTTGGATTGTTATTAGAAATACCAATATGATCTAATGTAATCGAATCTGTATCTATTCTACCAGAGACTTGAATTTTATTAGTTGCACTAGAATTTATTAAAATGGATGGACCCACGCGTACTTCACCATCTTTGGTTACGTAAACATTTGAACCTACATCGAGTGCGTGCGTGGGACTTGTATTTTGTATACCGACATTACCAGTTGTTACAAACGAAGTCGTATCATTTATAAAACGAACCGTATTTGATGTAACATTATCATTATTCGTTACAAATTCTAAGTTCATGGAAAAAATGTCATCTGAAGTTACATTTGAATCTAAAACTTCTTTTGTAGTTCGGTTATACGTTAAAATTTTAACATCGGTATTTCTTATATCTTCCGAACGTAAAGGTGTCATGTAAATACTCCCTGGACCTGATGTATCTATAGCAGCATTTGAAGCGTTGAATACGATCGTGTTTTCGCCCTGGTCGTCCGTAGCGTATTTACCAAACCGGATTTTGGTAGACCGCTCGATGGTCGGTATGTTTTTAACCATTTAATATAGGTACGTATTTTAATTTGCGTAGATGAGACCAGCCATACCATTTTCGATACGAAGTATGTTATAGTTTACTGCGTATATCGGGTCTGAAATGACCATGGACTGACTCACGACCTTCGCTGAATCTAAACGACTAAAATTGAGTGTTCCTGTCGGTTGGAGTGAACTCGTTGATAAACAAAAACAGTATAAGAAAAAATCGGGTGAAGTGACAAAATTTGTGTGGTAATAGTTCATAACGTCTATGAAATGTGGTTTTGCCCATTTGAAATTACCAATATCTAAACCGTTTATTTCAATTTTAATTTTATTGGTTGTAGACGTTAAAGCACCTTCAGTTGTTGTATCCGAAGATGCGAGGTACTTAACGGGGTGGTTAAACGTGAGTTCTTGAACAAGTTCATTTGATGGAATACTTTTTTGAACTTGTGTTATGATTAGATTATGATTACGAGAAACGAGGTTACCACGCTCTTCGTTATCTAAATAATAATAGTTTGAGTAACACTCAAAGTTATAATTACCGGCATCTGGGCCCCAGTGTATACGTAGTTCGACGTTATGGTACTGTAAAGCGACTATGGGTAAAGCACATTGTGGACCTTCACAGAAGAAGAATCTAAATGGGTAAAAATACGAACGCGCGCTTATACCCGGGTGTGTACCATTCGCACTTTTTGAGACGTTCGTTGCAAATGTATCAATAGCTATTTTTTCGGTAAATATAGCATCTTGTGTATCTATGACCTGACCACCAATAAGAAGTTCAACTTTATCGATAAGTGTATCCCATCTTTGAATATCAAGTGCTTGTGTATTATTATCTATAGTGAGGTACGTGTACCCTAATAAATCACCCGTTCGATCAAATCGAATGGATGACATGGAATTGCCTTTCACAGACCCTTGTATGGTCTGTTTCTCTACGGACTGTGAAAAGTTAGAATGCCGTTTAAACGTTGACGTAAAAAACGAAATTTCTGGTTCACCCATGATGTGTTCGTCTTGAGCACCAATTGCAATGAGTTGAACAATACCAGAAGACATTTATAATAAGAAAAGGTTAAAAATATGCCTTATTTACCACTCCCCTGGAATGATAAATTTTTTTGTTTACACACGAATCTAAAAATAAAAAAGTTATCGTCGGTTCCCGATATAGTAACACCATCTTGATTTAACAATTTAAACGTTAATCTATCTATTTTTCGTATAGGCGTCGAATATTGTTGTACGACTGGGTAATTATCTTTAAAAATAATTTGTGATACTGCACCACCACCACTTATCAAACTCCCAAACGAATTATTTACTTTTGATAAACTCGCTTGTCCTTCGTATCCATATATGTTCGATGTTCTCTGGGTGTAATTTGTATCGAGTTCGTTTACTGAAATGTAACATACATTAGAGCCAGTAGTTGTAATTTGTGCAGCACTAAGTCTTACCTGAACGACATTTTCGAGTGTTTGTTGAAGGTGAACAGTGAACGTATTTTTACTCGCCTGACCTATGGTATCAACCGTAATCGTATGATATTCATGTTCAAAATCAGGTAAAGTAGATTGACTAGTCACTAAAGCCATTTATATATACTGGAGATTTTACTTCATCTTATAACCCGCTTGTTCTCTGACGAGTTTTTGACCGTCACAAACACCGCCTTTACTATCCGAGTAATATGCGGTACCCAAACACTCTTCAGTCGATGGAATGTCAAAGAGGGAACCCGTATTAATCGTTTCGATTTCGACCTCTTTACCCTGGTACCCACTGGTACGTAACATGGCGAGTACACATAATAAAGCGATGACAATGACAATGGCTTTGATCGTATTTCTATTTGTAGCGTTAAGTTTCATTTATATTGAAACAACATTTTTTATAAAGTGCGTTAAAGAGAATAGAATAGTTTCAACATAAAGAGTAATGGACGGAGAGATTATTCTTGATCGTAGAGACACTAATGTTATGAAACTTGATGATAACGAACAGGCTTTGATGAACGAAATCGAAATTGAAGTTCCGAGACCCCAGCCTGTAAAAAAACAAATATCAAAGATGAAAACCCAGTTTACGCCACCACAACCTCAAATGTTTCAGGAAGATATTGATTCGTTTGTTAACCCGAGTAAACAGACACAACCATCTGCACCCCCACGCGAAGAACCTATAGATTATGGCGAATACGAAGACGACGAACCCGAAATGGAGTATGGTGGCGGAGGGGGGTACGCGATGGAAGAGGAAGAAAAACCGTCTCCTGGGTTTAAAACCATAGACGAAGAGAAAGCTGATTTAGTTAATAAACTTGGACGTTTGGAAAAAAAGGGGTTTACTGTGAACAAACGTTTAAATGCCTATTCCCCTATAGACGAACTTAGAAGTGAAGTAAAACGAATAACGTATAGTATAGATGTAGATAAATCTATTAAATTTTCGAGACGTATGCTTATTGCGTGTACAACTGGTCTTGAATTTATGAACAAAAAGTATAATCCATTTGAAATTCAACTCGACGGTTGGTCCGAAAACGTTATGGAAAACGTGGACGATTACGATGAAGTGTTTGAGGAGTTATATGTAAAATATAGATCTAAAATGCACGTTGCCCCAGAAATTAAACTGATTATGATGCTTGGTGGTTCAGCTATGATGTTCCATTTGACGAATAGTATGTTTAAATCGGTCATGCCAAACATGAACGATGTGATTAAACAAAATCCGGGACTTGTTCAGAACATGATGACCGCGGTTCAGAACACGGTTCCAAAATCTCAGCAACAGGGTACACCCGAAAACGGTGAGCGACACGAAATGCAGGGACCAGGGTTCGACATTTCGAGTCTTATGGGCAACATTATGATGCCACCAACACCACCTATGAATACGACGAGTATTAAACCACAGGAACCACCGAGTGTAGATGATGACGATGACGACGATATTTCGGATATTGCAGAAGCACCAGATACAGGTGACGTTGAAGACGGTGACGTTCGTGAAGTGAAAGTTACCCAGTCCAAGACTAAACGTGGTCGAAAGAAAAAATCAGTTGAAATTAATTTGTAAAATATAGTATATGATAGGGTATTG